AGAAGGAAGTTTATTTATTACTCGCAGATTATCTGAATGTTAGCCTCTAATTGAGCCTTCTCTTCTTCGTCAGGAGCAACCTCGATGAAAATACCAAAGTCGTGTAAGTACAAGTCTTTAATCTCCTCTAGAAGACCAACAGCATACTTACCGATTTGCATAGTAAACTCTTCTTTAAAGTCAGAGTATTCTAAGATATCAGCAACACGAAGCGATAACGCTTCAGATAATCTGCGAGTAATAAATAAACTTCCTTCTAAGATGTGGCGAGTTGCTGTGTTTGAATTTAACGCAGCAAGTTTCTGTACACCAACTAATGCATCAGGATTAGGAGTAGAAGCATCACGAGCTTCATTCAATCCTGTTACATCACGTATCATGCTCATATACTGATTGTATGCATTGATTAATGCAGTAATCTTACCTTGACCACTATTAGTGTTTAACTCTTGGATTGGTACACGACCATGGTTTAAATCACCATCAGTAGTCATACTACGTCCAATAACACTACCCGTTTGGAAATACAAACGAAGAGCATCTTCAGGATTGTAAGCACCACCTGTTCCTAAGTCAACCTCATTGATACCATCAGCATCGATGAACACACCATCCGGCACAACACGTTGTAGAACTTGTTGTAATTTAAGATGGGTCATTTGAATTAAGTCAGCAAAAGGAATCATACGACGAGTCAATGACTCAACAATTCCTTTGTACATTCTTGGTGCTACAGCGATGTAGTTTGGTAACGCATACTGAGAAGCAGACTTAGGGCGAACCATATTGCGAGCAAGCTCCCACTTAAGTAAATAAGGAGATCCAGGTACCATAATACCTTCGTACCATACATCAATTCTCTTCTCAATTCTTTCGAATCTTTCTTCAGTTCCTTCAGGAGGGTTGAAATTTTCATCTTTTTGGATTACACGAACGCCATTGTTCTCAAGATATTTCTTCTTGTAAACAAACGGGTAGTGTTATTGGACGTAGTATGACAACAGATGGTGAATTAAACCATGGTCGTATTCCTATTCAAGAGCTTAATACTAATAGTGGTCAAGGTAAGATTACTGCATTAATTAATGCCTACAATCAGTACCTAAGTATGATACGTGATGTAACAGGATTGAACGAGGCTCGTGATGCTTCGACACCAAATCCTGATGCATTAGTTGGCGTGCAGAAACTTGCTGCTTTAAATTCAAATACAGCAACTCGCCACATCTTAGAAGGAAGTTTATTTATCACTCGTAGATTATCTGAAGCGTTATCGCTTCGTGTTGCCGATATCTTAGAATACTCTGATTTCAAAGAAGAGTTTACGATGCAAATTGGTAAGTATGCTGTTGGTCTTTTAGAAGAGATTAAAGACTTGTACCTACACGACTTTGGTATTTTCATCGAGGTTGCTCCTGACGAAGAAGAGAAGGCTCAATTAGAAGCTAACATTCAGATGGCATTACAGCGTGACCAAATCACTCTTGAGGATGCTATTGATATCCGTCAAATGAAGAATCTTAAGTTGGCTAATGAGTTACTTAAGATGAAGCGTAAGGATAAGCAAAAGAAGGATATGCAAAATGAGCAAGCTAAGATTCAAATGCAGACTCAGGGTAATATTCAATCTTCTCAGGCTTCCGCTCAATCAGCATTACAAAAAGTACAAGCAGAGGCTCAGGCTAAAGCACAAATTGCTGAAGCTCAGATGAATTTTGATATTCAGCGCATGCAAGCTGAAGCACAGATTAAAGAACAACTTATGGCTGTTGAATTCAACTACAATATGCAACTAAGAGGCATGGAAGTGGAGAAAGTTAAGCAGCTAGATATGGATAAAGAGAAAGCTAAAGACGATCGCACAAAACTTCAAGCTACTCAACAATCTAAGTTAATTGAACAACGTCAAAAAGACCTTCCAGCAATGAACTTCGAATCAGAAGAAGATTCGCTAGACGGCTTTGATTTAGAGCAATTCAACCCAAGATAAATTTTATTATTACTTTTGTGCAACTAAATTAAATTAAATGGATAATATTCAAGTAAAACTTGTAGACTTTGAAGAAAAGTCTGTGCAAGAAATCGAGCAAAAGTTGCTTGATGAGCACGAACAAAAAATGGCTGAACCTGTAGAGCCTGTTATAGAAACACCTGCAGAAGAGCCGGTTATTGAATCACCTAAATTTGGAGATAACGACGTTCTTTCATATTTAAAAACAAAATTCAACAAGGAGGTAAACTCTTTGGATGAATTATTTGTAGAAAAACCACAACAACAGGAGTTACTTCCTGAAGACGTAAATGCTTTCTTAAAATTCAAGAAAGAGACAGGTCGTGGTTTAGAAGATTTCTATCGTGTTAACCAAGATTTTTCTAAGGTTAACCCAGAAAGACTTCTAGCTGACTACATGCGTGAGACTAATCCTGATTTTGATGATGAGGATATCGCATTTGAATACGAATCAAAGTTTGGATACGATGAGGAGATGGATGACGAGAAAGAAATCAAACGCAAGAAGTTAGCACTTAAAAAAGAACTTGGCAAGGCGTCAAAGTACTTTGAAGAACAAAAGGAAAAATATAAAGCTCCCCTTGAGTCGAGGATGGAAGCTGCTATTCCTGCTGAGGACAAAGAGGCTTTGGAATCTTACAAGCAATATATCAGCCAATCTACTGCTATGCAGCAAGAGCAGGCTAAAAAGTCGGAGTACTTTATGAATAAGACAAATGAATTATTCTCTGATGAATTCAAAGGTTTTGATTTCAAAGTTGGAGATAAGGAAGTATCTTATAAACCTGGAACTCCAGAGCAGCTGAAAGCTCAACAAACAGACATTTCCAAATTCTTCACTAATTTCGTTGATGAAAATGGATACATTAAGGATGCTAAACAGTATCACAAAACAATTGCTGCGGCAATGAACCCTGATGCAATGGCCAAATTCTTTTATGATATGGGCAAAGCAGATGCAATTGATGACTCAGTTCGTCAAAGCAAGAACATCGATATGAGCGTTAGAAATGCTCCACAAAATATCGACAAAGGTGGGTTTAAAGTAACAGCATTGGATAGTGACCATGGTAACAGACTTAAGATTAAATCTTTAAAAAACTAAAACCAAAAAACAAAAACAATGGCTGGATCAGTTCAAGCTACCCCGGGCTTTCAATTAGAGCCCTCAGCGGTAAAGGCAACATTGCCTACAAACTACATTACTAACTTCGATTTCTTAAACCAGTATCTTCCTGATACTTACGAGGCAGAATTCGAGCGTTATGGTAATCGTTCTATTGCATCTTTCTTACGTATGGTAGGTGCAGAATTACCTTCTAACTCTGACTTAATCAAATGGGCAGAGCAAGGTCGTTTACACACTAAGTATGTAAACTGTACTTCAGCAGCTGCTGCAGGACAAGATACAGCTGTGTGGACTGTTGAAGATGCAGATGTAACTGTTAACTTCCGTGTTAACCAAACTGTATTCTTATCTGCAAATGCTGGTTCTGCTTCTGATAAAGCGGTTATCACTGCAGTAGATACAACTGCTAACACTTTCACAGTAGCTTACTATGCTGCTTCAGGACAATCAATCGCTGTAGATACTGCTTCTACTGCATTCGTTTACGGTTCTGAATTCACTAAAGGTTCATTAGGAATGGACGGTTCTTTAGAGTCTCAAGATATCTTCTTCGAAAACAAGCCAATTATCATCAAAGATAAGTACGCTGTTTCTGGTTCTGACATGGCTCAAATCGGATGGGTTGAAGTAACTTCTGAGAATGGTGCTACTGGTTACTTATGGTACATCAAGTCTGAGCACGAGACTCGTTTACGTTTCGAAGATTACTTAGAGATGTCAATGGTTGAAGGTGTTCCTGCAGAAGCTGGTTCAGCTGCTGCTACTTACTTAACTGTAGCTTCTTCTCAAGTACAACCTGGTGCTGCTGGTACTCAAGGTTTATTCAATGCTGTTGCTGAGCGTGGAAACGTTTGGGCAGGTGGTAACCCAACTACTTTGTCTGACTTCGATTCTATCATCCAACGTCTTGATAAGCAAGGAGCAATCCAAGAGAACGTTATCTTCTTAAACCGTAAGTTTGGTTTTGATATCGACGATATGTTGGCATCACAAAACTCTTATGGTTCAGGTGGTACTTCTTACGGTTTATTCGACAACAGCGAGACTATGGCGTTAAACTTAGGTTTCACAGGCTTTAAGCGTGGATACGATTTCTACAAGACTGACTGGAAATACTTAAACGATGCAACTACTCGTGGTGGAATCGTAGGTGGAGCTATCAACGGTATCTTGGTACCTGCAGGTTCTACTAACGTATACGATCAAATCTTAGGAAAGAATGCTAAGCGTCCGTTCTTACACGTACGTTACCGTGCTTCTGAAACTGAAGATCGTCGTTACAAAACTTGGATCACTGGTTCTGCTGGTGGTGCTCAAACAAGTTCTTTAGATGCAATGGAGGTTAACTTCTTATCTGAGCGTGCATTATGTACTCTTGGTGCGAACAACTTCTTCTTGTTCGAGAACTAGTAAACTTAGGGGGAGGCTTCGGTCTCCCCTTATTTAATTTGTTTAAATTTTAAAATCAAATATAATGTCAACTCAGAAAGAATTAAAGGACAAGATCTATGTCCTTAAAAGAAAAACATTCCCTATCAGCTTTATGCTTGCTAGTAGAAATACTAGAAACAAATCATTACTACACTTTGACGCTTCTAAAGGTCTTAACAGAGCTTTACGCTATGCAGTTAACCAAAAGTCTCCATTTGAAGATGAGCAAGATGGTAACTTTATTTTAGAGCCAATCATCTTTGAAGATGGTTTATTAGCTGTTAACAAATACAACCAAGTATTACAACAATTCTTAGAATTACACCCAGACAATGGTGTATTGTTCGAAGAGGTTGATACTCAGAGAGATGCAAACAATCAGATTGAGGTTATGTACTCTCAATTAGATGCACAACTTGCTGCACGTGATTTAGATATCAATACAGCTGATGCATTAGGACGTGTACTATTAGGTGCTCGTGTTGATCGTTTAACTACAGAGGAATTGAGACGTGACTTAATTTTATATGCACGTAACCATCCTTACGAATTCATGAACATGTTAAATGACCCTGAGCTTAAGTTGAATGATATCGCAGCTAAGGCATTGCAAGATGGTACGTTTGTATTGAAGAATAAGAAACGTGACATCTTCTTTAACCTGCCTGACAATAAGAATAAGTTAATGGGTGTTCCATTTGGAGAAGACCCAGCCAAACTACTCGTGTCATGGCTCCAAAGCAATGATGGTTTAGATGTCTACGAGTTACTATCTAAAAAATATCGCTAAATTAAGAGGGCACACTGAGTGCCCTTTTTTTATTATCTTTGTCATTATGATAAATTCCGTACGAAATACTGTCCTAAATATTATCAATAAGGATAATAATGGGTTTATTACACCAGAAGAATTCAACAGCTTTGCAAAGCAGGCTCAGTTAGTTTACCTACTTCTGTACCCCAAGAATCCATAAGTTCCTTAGTAGTTGGGTCGTCGTTGTAAGTACTAAAATAATTAATCGGGTCTTTACCTAAAGCAGTCATTTGCTCAGCCCACGCGCGCATAAGACCTTGATCATCGTCAAGAGTTCCTGCAGCAGACCGTCCAGCAGAGTTAAGAATCTTTGAAAGCTTAGTTAAAAAGCTAGGGTCTTCTACTTCACCACCCTTAGCGTAACCAGTAATCTTTTTTACGTAGTTCTTTGTTTCTTGGAATGGAGGGATGCCGCCATACTTGTCTACGTTACCCGGTCCTGCGTTATAAGCAGCAAGAGCTAATTGTGTGTTGCCATCGTAACGATCAAGCATTTGTTTGATGTATTTAGCACCCGCATCAATATTCTGTTTAGGGTCGAAGATGTCCTTTACACCAAGTTCTTTAGCCGTACCCGGCATAAGCTGCATCAAACCAGAAGCACCTTTAGGGGACAGAGCGTTGGCTTTACCCGCACTTTCGGTATGCATCATATTGGCAATAAGCATTGGGTTAACCCCGTATTTAGACGCCGCGTCTTGGATTTCTTTTTGATATTGGTGACCTTCCAAACCTTTAACGATAGGGCTTACAGCCTTAGGGTCCGTAGTCTGAAGTGTGGCGTTACCACCAGACATAGCAGCCTCCATTTGCGCACGAGTACCTTGTTCAGGAGAAGTAAGCTGTTTACTTACCGCATCTACAATGTCTGGGTCTTTTTGGAGTTCAATAATTTTTAAAAGTGTAGCTAAACCTTCTTGCCCTTCTTGGGAACTAAGGTCATTAGGAAGTTCTACCATAGGAGCTTCAACAAGAGGTGTGATACCTCTAACATAATCTGCCACATCGTCTGGAATATACGAAACATGCCCACCTTGCGCAAACGCAGGTTCGACGACCCCACCTTCGGCGTATGGACCATACAG